CCGCTGCACGGCAGCAACAGCCCGGTCGGCGCCTACCACTCGACGCAGCCGACACCGAATGCCCGATGCGTCGGCTACCTCGAGATGACCGCCGACGGAACCAACTTGCCGCTGCTCCGCTGGACGGCCGTGCTGTGACAGATGCCGTCGGCGGTCCTTGCGGATCGCGGCCCGAGCGCTGACACAGACACCGCGGACTTACGTGTCGAGGCGCGTCTCGACCAAGGGGATTTCGGGGCGATGGCCGACCAGTCTGACGTCGAAAACGCACTGGTATCGACAATCACAAATGTCCTGTACCCAAATGGGTCATCTTCCGGCGGCGCGCTCGCGCAGACAGTGAAGATCTATCGTGGTTGGCCGAACACGGCGTCGCTGCGGACGGATCTGGCTGCAGGTACACTGAACGTCACTGTATTCCCCAAAGCGGATACTTCACGCAACACGACGCGCTGGGTCGAGGGACTGATGCGAACAGGCAACGTAACGCCATCGCTGACGGTGAACGTGATCGGGTCGAGCGCGACCTTCGCGGGATCCGCAGGGACTGGGCAACTGGCTGGATTGCTGGTGGATTCGCTCGCTGTCGTCCACCGGACGGTGGCGGAAGACACGCCCGAGCTGGTGGCTGCCGCGCTTGCGGAGTTGATCCGTACGCAACGCATTGCATTGGTGAACGGAGCGACCATAACGGTGCCTGGCGTGGGATTGCTATTGGGTCGGATAGTGGCTGATCAGCCCGTGCTTTGCTGGACGCGTAGCCAGCTGCAGCAGTTCCGGATCAGCTGCTGGTGCCCGGACCCAACTTCGCGCGACAGCGTTGCCTCGACGATCGACAATGCGCTGTCTTCGATCAGTTTCATCGCTCTCAACGACGGCAGTTCGGGACGTTTGCGCTATGTGGCGACGACGGAATTCGACCAGAGCCAGGATGCGGCGTTGTACCGGCGTGACCTGGTCTATTCGGTGGATTACCTGACCACGATTTCCAACACGCTACCGTCGATGATCTTTGGTGACACGACGCTCGCGCCGCTCGGCTCGGGCGGCGTGACAACCCTGCTCAGTTGACCAGGAGTTTGCAATGACCATCCAATTCGTCGTGGTGCGTCCTTTCGGGAAGTATGCAAAGGGCGACGTGATCGGCGACGCAGCGTCGATCGCAACCATATCGGCATCCGAGCAGGTGGCCTGTGTGGTGCGAGTGCAACCGCCGGCACAAAGCGAACCGAAGCAGAAGGGTTAAGGAATGCCGATCATCCAACAGGGCAGCGTGAACACCACCGCACTGGTGGTGCCGGATCTGTATGTGCAGATCGTGCCGCCGCAGAATCTGATGCTTAATGGTGTACCGACTAATGTGGTCGGCGTGGTGGGCACGGCGAGCTGGGGACCGGTGGGACAGCCCGTGATTGTGGCCACCATGGCAGACTACGCGAACAATTTCGGTCCGGTCGTGGCGCGGAAGTACGATATGGCCACGCAAGTAGCGACCGCAGTGCAGCAGGGAGCGGCGAACTTCCGCTGCGTGCGGGTGACCGACGGTACCGACACAGCGGCACAGTTCGTTGTGCCAAACACTAATTTTCTGTTTACCGCGCTGTACACGGGCAGTCTGGGTAGCCAGATCTCGGTGACGCTCACGACCGGGTCGCAGGCCGGGACGTGGCGGCTGGTGGTGTCGCTGCCCGGCGGATCGATCGAGTTGTTCGACAATATCGGTGGTACAGGAACTGCCTTCTGGCACAACCTGGCGGCGGCAGTGAATGGTGGACAGGGGCCGCAGCGCGGGCCTAGCCAGATCGTCGTCGCGAATGCCAACGCGACTGCGGCGGCGCCGTACGCGTTCACCTTTACCTTCGTGACGGGCACACCCGGCACCGACGGTGCGAATGTCAGTGCGGCCAAGCTGGTGGGTGTGGATCAACTGCCTCGGCAGGGCATGTATGCACTGCGAGGGCAGGGTTGCAGCATCGCTGTGCTGGCCGACGCGGACGATTCGACCCAATGGACCACGCAGGAGGCGTTCGGATTGTCCGAGGGGATCTACATGATCCTGACCGGGCCGAGCGGCGACACCATTGCCAACGCGGTCGCGACGATGCAGTCCGCGGGCCTTGACTCCTATGCCTGTAAGCTGATGTTTGGCGACTGGCTGTGGTGGAACGACCAGGTGAACGCGACTTTGCGGCTGGTTTCGCCGCAGGGCTTCGTGGCTGGGCGATTGGCCAATCTTTCGCCAGAGCAGTCAAGCCTGAACAAGCCAATTTACAGCGTGGTGGGCAGCCAAAAATCAGGTGCGCCGGGGTCGGGGCAGACGAACGCCTACGCCAGCGCGGACCTGCAGACGCTGTTCCAAGCGGGCATCGACGTGATTTCGAACCCGCAGCCCGGCGGATACTATTGGGGCGTTCGGTGCGGTCACAACAGCTCGTCCAATGCCGCCATCAATGGCGACAACTATACACGGTTGACCAACTACATTGCCGCCACGCTGGCCGCCGGAATGGGGCAGTATGTGGGGCAGGTGGTGAACGTCGCGCTGTTCCAGCAGATCCGCGCCACGCAACTCAGCTTCCTGCAGGGAATGCTGTCACAGGGAATGCTCGGCAGCACTGATGGCAACCTGCCGTTCAGCGTGATCTGCGACGCCTCGAACAATCCGGTGAGCCGGACCGGACTGGGTTACGTGCAGTCCGACGCGCAGATTCAGTACCAGGCGATTAACGAGAAGTTCATCGTCAACATCGAAGGCGGACAGACCGTCACGGTGACGCAGCAGTCGCTGAGGAATGCGTCCGGCACGTCGGCGTAACAGGAGGGCACGGTGACGAGCACGAACTTTTCGGTCGGCCGCGACTGCCAATTGGTAGTGATGGGGCCGTATGGTCGGATCGACCTGACCTATGTGACAGCGTTCGACAGCCGGCAGTTGACCGCACCGGTGCGCATCGACCGCATCGACGGCACCCAAATGGCTGCCGAACTGCCCAAGGGGTGGGAAGGTCATTTCGAGGTGGAGCGGGGATCGCCGGCGGTGGACGATTTTATCGCCCAGGCCGAGGCGGCGTTCTTTGCCGGTTCGGCAGTGCCAGCGGGCACGCTTTATCAGTATGTGAGCGAGACGGACGGCTCGACCAGCACGTACCAGTATACCGGAGCGGTGTTCAAGCTGGCACAGGCCGGCACGTGGAAAGGCGACTCCAGTGTGAAGCAACGGCTTGAATTCTTCGCGGCACGACGGACAAGCCTGTGATGGAGCGGCAGTCGGCGGTCGAGGCGCCCTCGGTGCGGCTGGTGGCGGCGGCGCAGGTGGCGCCGACCGTGACTGACTCGCGCGGGCGCGTGTTGTCGCTGCGGCGGCTGACTGCACTCGACAAACTGCGGCTGTTCAAGGCGGCCGGACCGGTGCTGTCGCAGAATCAGCCCTGGCTCGGCATGGCGATGCTGGCCTGCTCGGTGGCAGCGTTGGACGACGTGCCGGTGCCGCCACCCATCACCGAGGGGCAGGTCGAGGCGCTGGTCGCGCGGCTGGGCGACGACGGATTGGCGGCGGTCGGCGCCGCGCTCGATGACGATGGGGCGTCGTCGCTCAGCGGAGAACTGGCGGGAAACTGAGCCGGCACCCCGATCTGGTGGATTGCCTCTACTTAATCCGGAACGGGGTGCCCTTCGACGTGGCGTTCAGCCTGCCGACGGACGAGCGCCTGGCCTGGGTGGTCGCGCTCGGGACACTTGAGGGTGGCGAATTCGACTTCGTCTCCATGCGGTGGAAGGAGCGGTCGTGATGTTGCGCGGGCAGACCGGACGCGAGTTGATGCGACAGCTGGCGCGGCTGGACCTGGATCTTGCGGCGGAGGCGGCGCTGGCGACGGAGGCCGACGCGATCGTGGTCGCGGCGGGAGAGGTCGGGGCAACTGGCGGCGAGGTGGAGGCGGCCGGGTCAGAGGCGCTGGTCGGATGGCGTTCGCCGGCGCTGCGACGGCGCGAGAACGGTGATGTCGGTGTGCCGCCGGCTCCCGTGCTGGCACCGGTGGCCGCGGCGCATGCCCAGCGTGTGGCGGCGGGGGTCGGCGCGGCGGTTGCTGATGCGCTCCGGGGGGCATGATGGACGACGCCTACGAAATCGGCATCCGGCTGGTGCTGGAGAACGGTGTTTCGTCCGGTATCGCTGCCCTGAAGGATGATCTGGCGGCCTACGACCGCGCGTTGATGGTAACCACCGGCCGGCTGCGGATATTGTCGCAGGCGTCCGCGGGGGCTGGGATCGGGGGCGGATTGGTGGCGCCGGCGAGCGCCAGTGCGGCTGGTCCGGCCGGGCACAGCCTTGCCGGGGGGAGCGAGACGGTGCCCCCTGATGCCGAGGCAGAGCGTCGGCGGGAAACGCCTGCGCCGGCAACGCTACCGGCCGCTTCCAGGCCACCGCAGACGATCATGACTGCAGCGCCTGCCATGCCGCGCGTGTCGTTGGTCGGGCGCGTTGCTGGCCCGCTGGAGGGGGCACTGCGGGCGCCGGTGGCACCCGAACAGCCCACCCGTGCGGCGGTGGAGGCGCGCCAAGGCACGACGCCACCGGCGCGCGCGCAGGCGTCGATACCGGCAGCGGTGACGATGATAGCCGTGTCGCCGCCGAGCTACGCGCGGTATGCACCGGCACTTCCAGCTGGCCAGCCGCCGGCAGTGGCGGCGCCGGAGAGGCCGCAGGGGCTGGACAGCCGGCCGATTTCGATGCCGGCCCCGGATCAGCGCGAGATCAGGCAAGCACCGCTGGCGGTGCGCGAGCCGTTCCGCCCGCCCGCCTGGGACACGGTACCGCCAAATGCGCCGACCACAGCTTCGGGCGCGCAGGTGCCAGCATGGTCGGCCAGTGCGCCGGCCGCGCCAACGGTGCCGGCAGCCCCAGCAGCGCCGGCGGCGTCCACCGGGCCGGCGCAGGGCGATGTGTTTCTGGACGGTACCCGAGTCGGACGCTGGATGTCGGACCGGCTGGCACGGGACGTCGATCGTCCACAGTCCGGCGTGACGGGATTTGATCCGCGGCTGGGCCCGGCCTGGCCCGGCTCCTTGCATGGGACATAAGTGGTGGGGAGCCGAGCGATGGCCGAGGGTGTATTGCTGTTGGGCCCGATCCTGTTCCAGGATTTCGAGTTGCCGGAGCGGGTACGTTGGGGCGGTCAGCAGCGGCTGACCGTGCACAGCCTTCCCGGCGGGGTGCGGGTGATCGATTCGCTGGGCCGCGACGATTCCGACATCGTCTGGTCGGGCGTGTTCAGCGGCGATGACGCGGCGGTGCGGGCGCGGGCACTCGACCTGATGCGGGCGGAGGGCAGTTCCTGGCCACTGACCTGGGAATGGTTTTTCTACACCGTGGTGATCGCCCGCTTCGATGCCGACTACGCGCGTTCCAACTGGATTCCCTATCGCGTTACCTGCAAGGTCGTGCGCGACGAGACGGCGGCGGCCGTGGAGGCCACGGTTTCGCTGGCCACCAGTGTGCTGAGCGATCTTGCCAGTGCGCAGGGTCTCGGCAGCACGGTGGCACTCGGCGGGGCGATCGACTCGCTTGCCCCCGCGCAGGCGACACAACCCGGGAGCAGCGCCTATGTCGGCGCGAGTACAGCGCTGGCGGCAGCATCGCAGCAGATCGACACCGGCATTACCGGGACCGAGGGGCAGCTTGGCACCGTGTCGGTGTCGGATGCCGCGGGGTTGGACACGACCACCAACTTGGCCGGGCAACTCGCGGCGCTGACGGCAACGCGCGGTTATGTGGGCCGGGCCGTGGCGAACCTGGCAAACGCGGACGCGTGAGGGACCATGCGCACGATCACGGTGACCGGCGGTAATTTGTTCCAGGTAGCGGCGCAGCAGCTTGGCGACGCCACGCAGTGGATTCGTATCGCCCAGGCGAACGGGCTGTCCGACCCGATGCTGACGGGGTTGGTGACCTTGAGTATCCCGGCCACCGATCCTTCGGCGGGAGGTGGCATTGCAACTCAATAGTGGTCTGCTGGATCCGTCTGTAGCGGTGCGCTATCCGCGACTGCGTGTGCTGGCTAATGGCGATCTCGTGCCGGGTGCCTTCGAGGCGGAGGTGATGAACAACAGCCACTTTGCCGCGGATCGCTTCCGGTTGGGACTGGCGCTGTCGGCTGACCCGACACGGGGTCCGGCGTGGTGGGCCGATCAGGACGACGTGCTGATCGATATCGCGATCTCGCTCGGTGGTGACTACCTGAACCTGCTGCACGGCAGGACGGACTCGGTGGCGATCGATCTACTCGGCGATGCGGTACGGCTGACCGGTCGTGACCTGAGCGCGGAACTGATCGAAGCGCGCGCGCAGGGGACCTTCGCCAACCAGACGTCGAGCGACGTCGCTACGACTCTGGCAGGCCGACATGGGCTGTCAGCAGATGTGCAGGCCACGACCACCCCGGTGGGACGCTATTGGGAACTGGAGCACGACAGCCTCGTACTGGACGGGTTCGCGCGAGTGACCACGGAGTGGGACTTGCTGGTGACGCTGGCGCAGTACGAGGGGTTTGGCGTGTGGGTGCAGGGAACGACACTGCATTTCCGCGCAGCGGACACGTCGACACCGCCGACGGTATTGCAGATGGCGGAACTAAGCGCGCTGCACCTGGAGCGGTCACAGATACTGGCGCAAGGTATCGAGGTGACGGTGAAAAGTTGGCACAGCCGGGCCGCACAGTGCACCGTGCAGACGGTGTCCGCGAACCAGGCGAGCGGAGCGGATGGGACGACGCAAAGCTATGTCTACGTCGTACCCAATCTCACGCCGGACGTGGCGCTGAAGCTGGCGCAGCAGCGACTGGCGGAGCTCGTCCAGCACGAGCGGGTGATCGTGACCGAGATGCCGGGGGAACTGTCGCTGGCGCCGGGCCAGCAGATCCTGCTGCAAGGTACCGGGACGGCGTTCGACCGTACCTATGTGATCGATTCGGTGGAACGGCGGCTTGATGTGTCGCACGGCTTCACGCAGCAGATGCGTGCGCGCAGCGCCAGCGCGACCGTGTAGACACCATCAAGGTTGGGCATCCCATGGAACGACTCCTGAATGCGCTGAAGGCGCAGGCGGCATCGCTGGATCGTTTGCTTGGTCAGCCCCGCTTCGGGGTGGTGACGAGCGTCGACCCAGCCCGGTATGCGGCGCGCGTCTCTCTGCAGCCCGAATGTGTGCTGACCGGCTGGCTGCCGGTACTGTCCGCCTGGACCGGGGCGGGATGGGGCGCGGTGTGTCTGCCCGCGCCGGGCGACCAGGTGCTGGTGGTGCCGCAGGAAGGCGATGCTGAGCACGGCGTGATCGTCGGTGCGAGCTATAGCGATTCAGCCCACCCGCCGGCGGCGCCAGCGGGCGAACTATGGCTCGTGCACAACAGCGGAGCAGCAATGCATCTGTGCAACGACGGTACGGTGCAGATTGTCGGCGACCTGCATGTCAATGGCGACGTCTATGATCGTCAAGGGCCGCTGGCACGCCTGCGTGGCCACTACGACGCGCACACCCATGGCGGCCTTGGCTCACCGCCAAGTCCGCAGGACTGATCGTCGGAGACGACAACGGAGTAATTGGATGTCCGATCTGCAGCACCAGTTCGGTTCCGACCTTTCGGTCGGGCCAATCGGTGACCTGGCGACCGTGAACGGTTCCGAGCTGGGTCAGCAACGCGTCCTGCGCCGATTGTTGACCAATTCTGGCGACTACATCTGGCAACTTGGATACGGCGCAGGACTCGCTCAGTTCGTCGGACAGCCGGCGGACGCGACCCGCATCCGCGCGGTGATTCGCAGCCAGATCTTCAAGGAGACAGCGGTGGCACGTACCCCGGAACCGGTGGTTGACGTGGTTTCAGACGGGATCGGCACGGTCTCGGTGCAGGTGAGCTACACCGACACCGAGACCGACAGGACCCAAGTGCTCGGTTTCACCCTCGGCGACGGAACCTGACCCATGCAGTTGCAGCTGCAGACTTTTTCCAGCCTGGTCTCGACAGCGGCCGCCGCGGTCCAGGGCTCCGCAAGACAGCTCATCGACTTGACGGTCGGCTCGACGTTGCGCGCGCTGCTGGAAGCGAGTGCTTCGGTCGGACTGTGGATGCAGTGGCTGATCCTGCAAGTGCTGCAGATGACCCGGGCGGCCACCAGCGCAGGCGCGGATCTCGACAGCTGGGTAGCCGATTTCGGCCTGACACGGCTGCCAGCGGTGGCGGCCACGGGATCAGTGACCTTCTCGCGCTTCACGCCGACCAACTCGGCGCTGGTGCCGCTGGGGACCCAAGTGAAGACGGCCGATGCCTCATTGGCGTTTGATGTCACGCAGGACACTACGAACACGACCTGGAATGCCACGCTGAACGGCTACCTTATACCAGCCAACCAAGCCGCCGTGACCGTACCTGTGGTGGCTGAAGTGGCAGGAAGTTCCGGCAACGTGCAGGCCAATACCATCACGCTAATCTCAGCGGCGATCTCGGGGGTCGATACCGTGACGAACGCACCGGCGTTCACCAACGGGATCGACGCCGAGACTGACGCAGCGCTGCGGGCGCGGTTTCAGAATTACATCAACACGCGCTGTCAGGCGACGGCGAGCGCAGTCAGTTATGCCGTGTCGTCGGTGCAGCAGGGACTAACCTGGACGATCCAGGAGAACACCACCGCAGCCGCGATCTACACACCCGGCAACTTCGTGGTGACGGTGGACGACGGGACGGGCGACCCGAGCAGTGCGCTGCTGGCGAACGTGCAGACTGCCATTGCTGCTGTCCGGCCGGTGGGATCTGCTTTCCAGGTGATGGGGCCCAGCGTGGTTGCGGCGAACATTTCCCTGACAGTGACTGCGGCGGCGGGCTACACCCAGGCGCAGGCCGTGGCAGCCGTGGGGACCGCGCTGACGGCGGCGGTAAATGCTGGCGGAATGGGCGCCGGGTTCATGTTTGGGACGATCTACCAAGTGGCCCTGAACTGTCCCAGCGTGACCGCTGTCGAGGGGGTGACGCTGAACGGGGCGACCTCCGACCTGACCGTAACGCAGGCGCAGGTGGTTCGCGCCGACACGATCGCAGTGTCCTGACATGGCAACGGGAGATCAGGCCAACATCGCGTTACGGCTGCGAGCGGTGCTGCCGGCACGATGGTTCCCCGACACGGCGGCGGGTACCGCGAGCAACACGCCTATCCTCGACGCGATACTGGCCGGCATCGCCAGCGCCTGGGCACAGGTTTTCTCGGCTCTGAGCTATGCCACGCTGCAAGCGCGCATCGCTACGGCGACCGACGTGTTCCTGGACATGATCGGGGTGGACTTCTTCGGCACCACAATGACGCGCCGGCAATCGGAAGGCGATGCGCACTATCGGGCGCGACTGCAAGCCGCGATGCTCCAGCCCAGGGGAACGCGGGCTGCGCTGGTGCAGGCACTGGTTACTCTGACCAACCGCACGCCGGCGATTTTCGAGCCCGCGCGGCCGCCCGACACGAGTGCCTGGGGCGTGGCCTGCGGTTGGGGGGTTGCGGGCGGGTGGGGCAACCTCGCCATGCCATTCCAGTGCCTGGTCACTGCGTTCCGGCCGCAGGGCGGCGGGGTGTCGGTCGTCGCGGGTTGGGGCATTCCTATGGGTGGCTGGGGGGGCGGGGCGATCGAGTACGCCAACGCGTCGATGGAGAGCGAAGAGGTGAGCGACGAACAGATTGCCGCCACCGTCGCCGGGGTGATGCCGGCCGCCACGATTGCCTGGCTGCGTATTTCCAATTGAGGGCCACCAATGGACCGTACGATCGTTTATCCGGGCAGCATTCCGCTCGACACGGACCTGCTGCAACTCAACCGCAACACCATGATTGCGCTCGGCGCGCTGATGAAGGCGGTGCTTGGGACCGCGACGGTGGCCGATGGGCTCGTTGTCTCGCCGACGACGCCGAATTCGATGTCGGTGTCCGTCGGGCCGGGCAGCATCACCGCGTTCACGGTGGTTGATACCACGTCGTTCGGTTCCCTGCCGGCGGACAGCGATGGCCTGCTGAAGATGGGAGTGAATCTGGAGCCTACCACGCTGACCTTGTCGGCGCCTACCATCGCCGGGCAGAGCGTGGCTTGGCTGATCGAGGCGGCGTTCGTCGAGACCGACACCAATCCGATTGTGTTGCCCTATTACAACGCGAGCAATCCGGCGCAACCCTGGCTGGGACCGGCCAATGCCGGAACCGCACAACCGACGTCGCGGGTGCAGCAGGTGCAGATACAGGCACGCTCCGGCGTGGCCGCTGCGACCGGCAGCCAAGTACCTCCGCCGGTCGATGCAGGCTGGGTAGGGCTTGCCGTGGTGACGCTGGCCTACGGCCAGAGCGCGGTGGGGCCTGGTGCTATCATGCCGTGTGCGAGTACACCGCTGTTGCCATACCGGTTGCCGCAGCTCCGACCGGGATTCACGTCGCTGCAGGCGTTCACAACGAGCGGCGTGTTTGTGGTGCCGAACGGAGTGACCCAGGCCAAAGTGACCGTTATTGGCGGCGGCGGGGCGGGAGGAACGGATGCCACTGTCCCAGGCGGCGGCGGTGGCGCCGGCGGCCGGGCGGTTGGAATCGTGACCGGACTTGTGCCTGGCAGCACGATCTATGTCACGGTCGGTGGCGGTGGTGTGGCATCGGCGACGCCAGCTCCAGGCGGGCCGGGGGGCACCTCCAGCTTTGGGTCATACCTGTC